CCGTCTCTCACTTGACTTGGCTTGACTGGTTTCCTGAGAATGACTGGGGAAATTTTCGCTGGTCTGTACCTTTTACACACCATATTAAGAAAGGTAATATAGATGTTGAAGTAATTTTTTTAGCCCTAGATAGACCAGAAGATGTGAAGAAGCTGCTATCATTAGAGCTAACTGGTATATGGGTGAACGAGGCAAGAGAGATTCCTAAGTCTATTATTGATGCGTGTACTATGAGAGTGGGTAGATACCCCTCTATGAAAGATGGTGGACCATCATGGTATGGAGTTATATGTGATACCAACGCTCCAGAAGAAGATCATTGGTGGGCTATCATGGCTGGTGACTCTATAGTACCAGAACATATATCACGAGAAGAAGCATTGATGTTAGTGAAGCCTGATAACTGGATGTTTTGGAATCAGCCAGGAGGTATGGTAGAAAATAGAAACAATGAGAATGAAATAATAGGATATAAGTCTAATGATAAAGCAGAAAACAAAAAGCATTTAACCCCAGAATACTACAAGAATATAGTTAATGGTAAGACTAAATCTTGGATAGACATCTATGTTATGAACCGATTAGGTAGATTAGATGATGGTAAGCCAGTATATCCAGACTTTAATAAGCTTATTCATGTAGCTGATGAGCATATACCAGTAGCAAATGGTAATACAGTCTATGTAGGTATGGACTTTGGATTAACTCCAGCTGCCGTATTTGCCCAAAAAATTCGCGGAAGATGGCACATCTTAAAGGAAGTTGTGTGTATTGACATGGGTATCGTACGCTTTGCTGAGCTAATGCGACAAGAGATTGCACAGAATTATCAGGGTTGTGACCTACAAATGTGGGGTGATCCAGCTGGTGATTTCAGAGCGCAGACTGATGAGAGTACACCATTCCAGATAATGAGAGGAGCTGGAGTACAAGTCTACCCAGCACCTAGTAATGATGTAAGTCTAAGGTTAGAGTCTGTTAATGCTGGACTAACTCGTATGCTTGAGGGCCAGTCTGGAGTATTGATAGATAAAAGATGTAAGGAACTTATAGCTGGGTTTGATGGTGGCTATCACTATAGAAGATTACAAGTAACAGGACAGGAAAGATACCAAGAAACACCAAACAAAAACAGATTTTCCCATGTGCATGATGCTCTACAATACCTGATGCTAGGTTCTGGTGAGGGTAGAGGAATAACACATGGGAACGCATTAAGGGATGCTTTTCAAGTAAAGGCATCCTTTAATCCATTTGATAAGAAAAGACCTAGAAAAAAAGAAAAAAGTTTCTGGAGTAAATTCTAATGACACTCACTTATTTTGATATATTTGGTATTGCAGCACTCCTAGTATTGCTGTTAAACTTCTGGTTGAAAAAGTAATGTGCGTTGCTCAATTTCTAATTGTTACTACCAATGCATAAAGGATGAAAAAATATGTGCTTAAAAACACCAAAACCACCAAAGGAAAGTCAAGACGCAAAAGCAGCAAGAGCAGCTCAACTAAAAGGCGAGTTAGACGAGCGTACTAGACTTAAGACTGAGGCAACGGAAGCAGAAAGATTATTACAATCTGGATTCGGTAGACGATCACTTATTACTGGATTGAGTGGGGGTAGAGGTTATCCTCTAGGCTCATAGACTATGGAAGATGATGTAAAGAAAATACTTGAAAGGTATACTAAAGCGGAGGCTACTAAACAATTATGGACTCCTACCTTTGAAGAATGTTATGAATATGCACTACCACAGAGAGAAAGTTTCTTTTCTGAATCAGAGGGTGCAAATAGACATGACAAAATTTTTGATGAAACAGCTGTAGTAGGAGTACAAGAATTTGCATCAAGACTACAAGCTGGAATTGTTCCCAACTTTGCCAGATGGGCTGACTTAGTAGGAGGACAAGAAGTTCCTGAGGAGGAAAGATTAGATGTTAACAAAGCTCTCGATGATGTTACAGAATATGTATTTGAAGTTCTGCAAAATTCCAACTTTAATCAAGAAGTACATGAAAGCTTCTTGGACTTGGCTGTTGGAACAGGTTGCTTACTTGTGGAAGAAGGTGACGCAATTAACCCTGTCAACTTTACAGCAATTCCGCTCCCTCATATTACGCTGGAAACAGGACCTCAAGACGATATTGACACGATATATCGGAAAAGATTAGTACGATATAGAGATATACCTATTGCATATCCTGATGCTGATGTATCAGAAGATATGAAAATGAATATCGAAAGAAACCCTGATAGAAAAGTTACAATAGTAGAAACAGTATACAGAGATTATTCTGTTTTACCTGATGAGAAATATCATTTCTGTGTTATAGTAAAAGAAGAAAAGCGCAAGATAGTCCATAGAGAAATGGATGGTAATGGTTCTAATCCATACATTTGTTTCCGTTGGGGTAAATGTGCTGGAGAAGTATACGGTCGTGGACCATTGATGAACGCTATGGCAGCAATCAAGACTACGAATCTAACTGTGGAGATGATATTAGAAAATGCGCAGATGGCTATCTCAGGTATATACCAACTGGAAGATGATGGTATTGTTAATACAGATACAATACAGTTATTGCCGGGTACTGTCATACCTAAAGCACCAGGCTCGTCTGGACTCCAGCCGATTCAAAATGCTGGCGACTTTAGAATATCTGATATTATTTTGTCGGATATGCGTAACAACATCAAAAGAGCTTTATACAATGATATGCTGGGCGATCCGAACAAAACACCAGCCTCTGCAACAGAAATTGCAGAAAGAATGGCAGACCTTTCAAGAAGAATTGGATCAGCCTTTGGAAGATTACAAGCAGAGTTGGTTACTCCAATCCTACGACGAGTTATACATATACTTAAAAAACAGGGTAGAATAGAAGTACCACAAATTAATGGTAGAGAAATTAAAGTAGTAAGCATCTCTCCATTAGCACAAGCACAGATGCAAACAGATATTGCATCAGTAGATAGATTTTTAGAATTGGTCATGGCTAGGTTTGGACCACAGATGTTACCTATGTTAGTTAAAGGTGATGAGGTTGCTAAATTCTTAGCTAAAAAATTCTCCGTGCCAGAGGATTTGTTAATGACTGATGCTGATAGACAGCAAGTTTTACAACAGGCACAACAGATGGGAGCTATACCAAATGCCGAAACAACAGAAGATATTGGGTCCTGATGGATATGAAACAAGTAAGAAAGATAATGATTTGTTAAATGATTTATTGGCTACTACTTTCGGAACACCACATGGAATCGAAACACTTAAATATTTAAAATCAATAACAACAGAAAGAGTCGCTGGACCAGAAATAAAAGCTGATGCTTTGTTTCATTTAGAGGGCCAGAGGTTTTTAGTTGGTGTTATTGAAACAAGAATAAGACAACATCAAGCAGCAAAGGAGCAAACAAATGAATGATGAATCTTTAGTAGAACCACAAGCAGTAGAAGAAACAACGGAGTCTGGCGATCTCCCTCCCACCCAATCTGCACCAACCGAAAGCCAGACTCCAACCAGACCTGAACATGTACCAGAAAAATTTTGGAAAGATGGAAAGCTCGATGATGTAGCTCTAGCTAAATCATATATAGAATTAGAGGGTATGATTGGTAAAAGAAAAGATGACTTTAAAGAAGAACTGGTAGGTGAACTTAAAGCAGAGCAAATGAAAGATAGACCAGCAGATGAAAATGCTTATACAATTCCAGAGATAGAGGGATTCACACAAGAAGATATACTTGCTAATCCTATGTTAGACTGGTGGAAAAAGACAGCATTTGAACAGGGATTTAATGATGAACAATTCCATGAGGGTATAAAACAATTTGCTCAGTCTACTGTTGTCGAACAAGACTTAGATTCTGAAAAGAAAAAGCTAGGCGATAATGCTGATGCAAGAATAGATAGCGTAACAAATTGGGCATCTAAGAATTTTCAGAATGAAGAATTAGATATTGTTGTTCAGCTAGGTCAATCTGCTACTGGTATTCGTTTCCTTGAAAGAGTTATGAATATGGGAGTAGCTAGTGTTAATACTGCTGATGGAGTAGATAAAGGCACAGGCCAATTAACTATAGATGATCTAAGAGCTAAGATGAACGATCCAAGATACTGGGATCAGAATAGGCGAGATGAACAATTCGTTCAAGAAGTGAATGATGGGTTTCAGAAATTAGGTGGCAATTAGTATATTCAAACCTGACCTACACTTAGTTACAGCATTAGCTGGTAATCTAACAGATGAAGATATTGCAGAATGTGAGCTACTTGGACACACACCAATGGAAGCATGTGTCCAGGCATTAGACGAACACCAACAAGACATATCATGGGTAGCTGTAAACAAGCATGGACCTATGATGATGTGGGGAATCTTTAGAGATACACCCCCTGTTAACAACAAGATGTATAAAAATGCTGGTAGAATATGGCTTTTAATGTCTAATAACATGAGCAAAAAAGAAAAGTTTATATTCTTAAGAGAGTCAAAAGCATGGGTAGAAGTCTTTAATACACACTTTGATTTGATATTTAACATAGCAGATTCAAGAAGAAAGGGATTAAAGAAGTTTTTACTCTACCATAAGTTTGATATTATAGACCTAGAAGATGACAACCGTATGTATTTTGTGCGTTGCGTGAACAATCAAGAAATAATTAATTAGTGTTAACTGCCCAAAGGTAGATGACCAACCCTATTCCTTAGGATAATTGGAACCAGTACATTAGGATAACAGGAGGTATTTTATTAACTCTAACTAAAGGAGAGTATCTATGGCATTAACTATAGATCAAGCGTTTATTACGCAGTTCGAGAGTGAAGTCCACCTTGCTTATCAAAGAGCTGGTTCTAAACTCAGAAACACAACTCGCCAAGTGAACAATGTAACTGGCTCAACAGCTCGATTCCAAAAAGTCG